CATTTGTTCTTAAGTTCGCACCCCATTTTTGTGGAATAATTTGTGGATCTTCCATATAACAAGGTTTATCTCCATTACCTGGAACATTTAATATCCATCTACCAGGGTCTGTTGCTTGTTGTAATGATTTTGTTGTTCTACAATTATCATATTTAAATCTTGTAAAGGCCATATTATAATTATATAATATATTTTTATAATATATTATATATTTTAATTTAAACATTTCTTACCATAAACATAAAATGGAACTCATTGAAAATGAACCAACACTCTGCTTAAATATGATTGTTAAAAATGAAAGCAGGATTATTACAAGATTATTTGATTCGGTTATATCCATCATTGATTCATATTGTATTTGTGATACAGGTTCAACGGATAACACGATTCAAATAATAGAAGATTACTTTAGAGAAAAAGGCAAGCCTGGTAAAATCGTACAAGAACCGTTTAAAAATTTTTGTTATAACAGAAATGTTGCTCTTCAAGCATGTATAGGTTTATCTGATTATGTATTACTACTTGATGCCGATATGACACTTGAAATAAACCATTTTGATAAAATGAATTTAAGGTTAGCTGATAGTTTCCACATTCTCCAGGGCAACGACTCGTTTTATTATCAAAATTTAAGAATTCTAAAAAATAATGGATTGTATAAATATGTTGGTGTAACACATGAATATATTGATACTCCATCAACCAATACAACAATTACTCTAGATAAAAAAGATATATTTATTCGTGATATTGGCGATGGAGGTTCTAAAAGTGATAAATTTGAAAGAGATGTTAGATTATTGACAGAAGGTATTAAAGATGAACCTAATAATGTACGATATTATTTTTATTTAGCTAATAGTTATCATGATTTAGGAAAATATGAAGAAGCCATTTCGATGTATAAAAAACGAATTGAATTCGGTGGTTGGCAAGAAGAAGTATGGTATAGTTATTATAGAATTGGAAAATGCTACCATAGTTTAAATAAATTTGCTGATGCGTTACATTATTGGTTAGAAGGTTATGACTATTATCCTGATCGTCTAGAAGCAATATATGAAATAATCAAACACTATAGATACACTTCTAAACATAAATTATGTATGATTTTTTATAATATAGCGAAGGACATACTAAATAAAAATTATAATAGAGATAGTTATTTATTTTTACATAATGATGTGTATACATATCAAATAGATTATGAATATACCATATTTGCTGCTTACTGTGGTATTAAAAATATAAATGATCAGGTTATAACAGTGTTTAATAAATCGAATGGCTCAGAATTTTGTAATTTATTATCAAATATGAAATTTTACAAACACATTTTACAAAAACAATCAGTACATAATACAGATCATTCAATTAATTTAATGATTAATGGAGAAAATACCAAATTTAATTCTTCTTCCAGTTGTTTAATTACCAATCCGAATGAAGACGGTTATTTATGTAACATAAGATATGTTAATTATTATATTGAATCAAATGGTAGTTATAAAAATTGTGAAAATCATATAATAACAGTTAATAAATTTGTTGAATTAGATAAAAATTTTAACGTTATTAAAGAGAAACTATTTGAAACCACATATGACGGTAGATTATATATTGGTATTGAAGATGTAAAAATTTATCACAATAATGACCAAGTATTATTTATTGGAACTGGTTATCATTCAAATAATAAATTAGGAATTGTTTCAGGATTATATGATATTGACAATAACAAACTGAATGTAAACGAATTAAATCAATATTTTAATAACAGTAGTTGTGAAAAAAATTGGGTATTTGTAGAATATAACAATGAGTTACATATCATTTATGAATGGCATCCTTTAAAAATTGGTAAATTAGAAAATAATATATTGAATATAGTTGAAACGAAATCTATGCCGAAACTATTTTCTAGAGTAAGAGGATCCACATGTGGATTTATTTATAATAAAAAGATCGCAGAAAATAATAATGGAAATATTGTAATTGATATTTGTGAAACTGAAATATGGTTCGTCAATCATATTGTTTCGTATGAATCACCAAGACATTATTATCATATAATAACAGTATTTGACTCTAATATGAATTTATTGCGATATTCCGCACCATTTAAATTTGAAGGAGAACCGATTGAATATTGTTTAAGTATTGTAGTTGAAGATGAAAGAGTGTTAATGAATTATAGCGCTTGGGATAGAACCACACGAATAGGTATTTACGATAAAAAATATATAGATTCAATTGTAAAGTACTCAAATAATTAGTGATATTTCTATTTAAAAATTAAAATAATGTAAATAAATATAGAATAAATATAGATATAAATATTATATAAATATTTATATTAATAGCAAATGAATACAACTTTTGTTACTGCGTATTTAAAGGTTTATGATGAAGAATATGATGCCGAGAGAACATTTGATAACAGATTAAAACATTTTATGCATATGTTAGAACTTGGGATAAATATTTGTATTTTTGTTGAGCCTGAACTCAATGATAAATTTATTGAACTAGCAGAAAAATATAAAAATTTAAAGATTATAGGTTCTATAAGGATTGAAGATCTTGAATTATATAAAATCGCTGTTGAGAATCCTGAATTATGTAATCTACCTATAAATCGTAATAATTTAAAAGACACGAAAGAATATATGTTTTTAATGTTGGCAAAAATAGAATTTATTAAGAAAACAATAGATATAAATCCATTTGAAAGTATAAATTTTTGTTGGTTTGATTTTAGTATAGCATATATTTTTAAAGATATAGATAATACTTTATTAAAAATAAAAAAAATTTCAGATACAACATTCGATGAACGCTTTATGTATATGCCTGGTTGTTGGGTTTTAGATTTCCACCTTAATAATAATATTAATTATTTAAAAAATAATATTGTCTGGCGTTTTTGTGGGGGTTTTTTTATCGGTGATAAAGAAACTTTAACTGATTTTTACGTAAAAAGTCATAATTGTTTTCTAACTTTTTTAAATGAAACAGAAACAATTGTCTGGGAAGTTAATTACTGGTCATGGTTAGAGAGTAAAGGTTTAATAAATCCTACATGGTATTATGCAGGACATGACGATTCAATAATTAATATACCAAATATCTAAACATATAAGTATACTCCATAATTGTTTGTTTTGTCAGGTAATCTTATATATAAATTTATAATAAATAAATCAAATCATTTATTATAAATCGACTAATAATCATTATTGAACTTGGATACTTTCTATGTATAAAATATTATTTGTATTGTCTAAACATATTAAGTAGCATACAACAATCCAGCATTGCCACCTACAAATATAACCATATTAACTCTTTCCTCCATTAGATACATATTAAAATTATAATTATAAATTCTCCATGTTGGCTTGTTAATACCAATTATATCACCGGTATTTGGGTCACAAATGGTTAAAACCTGGGCGTAAGGGTCCGCAGGAGGAGTTATAGTTGTAAATTCGAACTGTATATTTGTGAATCTACTCATATTCATCGCACCAGATGGCTGGTATACGAAAGGATCAGTATTTAAACAAAAATTATAACAGTATAACCCTGGTGGAGCGAAACCCGCTGTTCTCACGTATTTTTCTACGAAATTATAAACACCTGCTGGTAAAATATTCTCTCTATATTGACCGTCTAACAATATACCCATCGCAATCAAAATTGATTTTATATTTTGAGGATTATAAAGACCTGTTAAATACAATCCGGATGGTGTTCCATCTGGATTTAAACCAGGGCCTAACAGTGGTGGCCCAGCTGGATCCGGATTAGGATAATCACCGGCTGTTGGCGCAAGACTAACATCTTGAGGCATATATTCATAAGGCCAATTCGTGTAATTAGACCATTGATTTCTCAAATTAGCATCGCTTCTTTGGAAATAAAACATCCAACTTATTACCATACCCATTGAGTCCAAATCTATTTTATTGGCTCCAGTTACATTATAAAACGGTTTTTCATAAATTTGTTTTATTAAATATTTCTGTTCATTTTTAGCAAATATGGTTGCTTCATCATCCGATAGAAAACAATAAGTACAATTTAAATTAATATCAGCAAACCAATTCGTTCTTGTATCTACATAAGACGCAGGTCCTAATTCTTCATCAGGAGGCGTTTGTAAAAATCTATAGAATTGCATATAATATTGATTAAAGTTGGGTGCTACAACTGGATAGTTATTTGTATAATCCATGACATCTCTTATAGTGAACCATTCATTAATAGGTCTAAATGAAACATTTATCCATAATTCATTATATTGAAGAGCAACTAATGGAAAGGCTTGTGTCGAGAGAAGACTAAACCATGAACCAAGTGGAATCCATAGTGTACGTCCCATAATAGACGGCTGTGCTCCAGCAGGACTAGTTGTATAGAACGCATTTGGATATGAATTTACACGTGGTGGAGAATTAGCTGGATTATTTAATTCTGGAACATTGCCTATCATTTCGTTAAACAATGCTAGCTTACTTCCAGAAAAATCTCTCTGGGCGGAAGCTAAAATATATTGACCCGAGTATTGTTGAAGTTGTTGATTACCACAATTTATGGAAATTTTGCTTATTATTTGTGCGCCTAAATTTTTAATCCATTGAAATTCATATGGTGACCAGTCAGTGTAACCAGTTGAACCGTCAGGATTATCATAAGTTTGGGGCGGCATAACAGGCGACCAAATATTTGGCAAAGTTATACATATATAGCAGTCCATAAGTAAGTCCGCGTAGCGTTTGATGCGAAATGTAAATGTACTTTCTGTTGTTAGGTTCAATTGGGGTGTGCCTTCGAAATCTATCCTGAAGTTTTGCTTACCATAATTAGTATATTTTTTATATGTACATTTAAAAAATGTTTTTGATGGATTACCATTTAAAATTATATTTGTATTTCCTTGTGCAACAAGATTTAATAATCCTCCAGCCATAATTAGTATATAATATAATTATTTTTTAATTATTAATTTCGTCATAATATAATTTAATTATTCTTAATAATTTTCTATATAATAGTGTATGTCCAATAATGTATCTCAAAGTAATTTTCTGTATATTTAGAAAAATATATTTACACCCTTGAAGATTTAAATAAAAATTCATTAGACTGTTTTATTGTAAATTTATCCGATTTTTTTTGAAATGCTGTGATATTTTTGTATGTTTAAAGTGTTCAGTGATGTGAATATCATTCCTTTTAATTTTAAGTCAATGTAATTATTTTCTCCCTAAATATTTCAACTTAAAAGTAAACAAAATTTTAAAATAATATTATATATTAACAATGTCATCAGATAAATCAAAAGAGAAATTAAGCAGTAATGAAAATAAAGATGATTCAATTAAAACATACGTAATAATAGTATGTGTCCTTACTATTATATTCGTTTTAATCATTTTAAATTGGTATATACTTTATAAACTATTTAACTATATAGGTTATACTGTTATACCAAATTTAGATGGAGATAACATTTCATATATAATAGCGGGTATTACATTGGTTGTTGTTATTTATTATATTTGGCATACTATTTATATTAGTAGACTTCAAAGTAGCGAATGTAGCTATATGAACTCACTATATCCAAGTGTAGACGGTGATTTAAGACCAATAACATCGAACGACAGTGATTGTAGCGGTAATTTATTTGATTATTACATAAAAACTGCTTACAATGCTTGTAGCGGCGGTTCGTATTCCAATGATTATGTTGATATATGTGCACTTAAATCAATTATCAAACAAGGAGTTAGGTGTCTTGATTTTGAAGTATATTCAATTGAT